GACTCTTGTGGTGGTAGATGGTGAAACTTTGACAAATGCAGATGGCACAAAAACTGTTCGGCCAAAGCTAGAGGCCGTTAACATTTTAAGTTCAACAGTTGATGAGAATGACGGTTCAACCACGATTAAGGTTAGCAGCGCGGTAGCTACGCAAGCAGGCGCTTTGTGGGTTCTTGAATGGTCTGCAATGCAAGCCGCTCTCTACAGGATTATTTCAATCACTGAAACAGAGCCTTTAATCTATCAAGTTGAGGCAATCCAATATAACAACAGTAAATATGGATACGTTGACAATGATTTGCCAATTGCTATTCCTAAAGATCGATTTCAGGTTAGGGAAGCAGCCGTGCCAACTAACCTTGACGCAGATCTTGACTATTCAAATGGTCAAACTTCAATTCTTGCGACGTGGAGAGCGCCTCAAGCTAATGGCGCAGATGATTTATTGATAATAGGTTACAGGTATCAATGGCGCAAAATCAACGACACTGAATGGCATGATGTTGTTGACGTGCAAGGAACAGTTGCTGAGATCCCGCTTCAAAATCACGTTTTTGGCAACAAGTATGAGGTGCGTGTTGCTTCTGTTAACCGCTTAGGCAGTCAATCAGATTGGGTTGTCTATGAAGTCGAAAACTTCCCCCCTATTCCTGATTTGAGTGACGTGGCTTTTGGGGCAACACTTACTCACGCAAGTCAGCCTGACGGGACGCACCTGCTGATTGTTGACTCTGGAACGTGCCCGATCCCTGAGCGTATTAACGGTTATCGCTGCTGGGTAAAGCCGCGCACTTTAACCACTGGAGAGATCCCAGGTGTCAAGCCTCCGAATGAAGAGGGTTGGTATTTCTTGGCGGACATTCCGCTTACCGGCTATTACACCCAAGCGTTCCATGCGCCAGACACTTATGACGTGCGTGTTAATTTTACCAGCGCAATTTTTGGGGAAGAGCCGACAAATTACATTTTTGATCTAGTCGAGCGCGATGAGATTGCCCCGCCAACTCCGAGCAATTTTGGGGTTGTTGAAAATCAAAACAGCAGTGGCAAGCGCTTTAGCTGGCAGTTGCCATTAAGCATTTACGGGAGCTGGGACCAAAGTGTAGTCGCAGACGTTATCGCTTATCAGGTCAGATTTAAGAAAGGACCGTTGGCAACAAATATAATTGAATTTGATGTTGCGACTGATTTAATTTCAATTAAGACAGGCACCGTTGTCGGCACAAAGGTCAATCAACACTTACTTACGGTTGGTGAAGAGATAAAATTTGCCGCTTCTACCGGAACTTTGCCTACAGGAATTGTAGCCGGAACTACCTACTTTGTGGCGGCAGATGGTTTTTCAAGTGTAGCTTTCAAGGTAAGCGCGACACAGGACGGTGCCCCGATTAACCTGAGCGGCACTGCAAATGGCAAATACAACGTAGCTGGTCCTGCTGCAATTAAAAAACGCCTTGATTTGCAGGCATCTTGGTTTGCAGGCATTGAACTTGCTTCAGGCGGATTGCCTGCCCAGCAGCAATGGTTTGAAACAAGTTTGTTTGATACAGATACTTGGACTGTCATGGTAAAAGCAGTTGACGCAACTCAATGGCGTTCTGACATTCCTGCTTTTGTGCTAGTTAACATTGGTGCGCCACCTGTAAGCAACGCGGTCCAGACTGTTAACGCAAAAACACAAGGCCCAGGTAATTGGCCAGGTGTTAAAGATAATTGCGAAGTTAGCGGCGGCAATCTTGTCCAAATCAACCCTGAATTGGACAGTATTTTTACTTGGAATTTTGACAACAACAATCTAGAAAGCGCACTTCTGTTTAACACAACTTCGACTTCAACTTATCAGCATCAATTAGTTGCTTTGACCGGCAACCCTTTGTTTATAGACCAAGAAGACGACGCAGACATGTTTATTGAAGATAAACCGCTTACTATTGATGTTGCAAACAACAATTTTTCTTTAACCCGAAATGGTTCTGTTATTGATCATGGCCTAGTTTTAAATGACACCTTTGAATTTATTGTAATTAGCGGTTCATTACCAACAGGTATTTCGGTTAGCACCACTTACCATGTTGTTTCTACGGATTTGACTGCAACGACTTTTAGGATTGCTGCCACTCAAGGAGGCACAGCCATTGAGTTAAGTGGTTCTGCGAGCGGCACCTATGCAGCAAGAGGGTTCCAGCTTTTGGCTGAGCAACGATTTTATTCAGATCAAGAGCTAGCAAATGGTGGTGTTGTTCACCCTTATGCACCGTTTGAAAAATTGCTTGGCGACGTTTACCGCGTGGTAACAACCTTTAAGAGCCCAGATGGTGGAACGGAGATTGGCAATATCACTGAACTCACAGCGCAGCTGGACTATCCAGACGTAGTGGAGAAGCAGAACGACGTGGCGATTTCCAACGTGGCATCTGGAACGGTTATCAACCTCGCCAAGACGTTCAGGCAGATCAAAAGCGTAACCATCACCGCGCTGCAGACGACAACAAACCCAAATGTAGTGACCGCTGTGGTTAGGGCAAAAAGCACCAGCTCGGTTACGATTAGTTGTCTGAACTCAAGCGGCAACCCTGTTGCTGGTGAGGTTGACATTTTGGTGATTGGTTTCTAATGGCTGACGCACGCATTTCCCAGCTGCCCTCGGCTAGCACGATTTCAGCTAATGACGTGCTCCCGTTTACCAGCATTAGCGCAAGCGAAACACGGCGAATTACAGCTAACAGCCTTGGCTTGGTCCTTACCCAACTGGGGCTGACTGTTGGGTCGAGTGCGCCGACAAGCCCAGCACCCTATAACGGGCAGCTCTGGGTGGACACAAGCACTAATCCGCCAGTCTTGAAGGTTTATAACGGCGCATCATTTACGATTGTCAGTTTTTTACCAGGTTCTTCGGTCGCCACCAGTCCCTCTAACAGCGCTCCAACGTCGCCTGTTGCCGGTCAACTTTGGTTTGATACAAGCCAAAACCCTGACGAGTTGAAAATCTATGACGGTGCGAATTTTGTTCGCGTTGACCCTCAAGGCATTACGCAAACCGCTGGTGATGCAAGGTATCTGCAGCTTGATTCAGCTTCAGGCTCGCCAACCAGTGCCGCTTCATATTTGCAATTAGCCGGTGGGACGTTGACGGGCAACTTGACGCTTGTGGGTGATCCAAGTTCCAACAATATGGCGTCAAACAAAAAATATGTTGACGACAGCATTGCGGCGATTCCTGCAGCAACAGACCTGACGCCTGCAGGCACAATCATTTATTCAGCAAGGTCAACTCCCCCAACTGGATATTTGGCAGCTGATGGCGCAGCAATCAGCCGAACAACCTTTTCTGCGTTATTTGCAGCGATTGGAACAACTTATGGCAATGGCAACGGATCAACGACTTTTAATGTTCCGGACTTGCGCGGTGAGTTTATTCGCGGACTAGATAGCGGCAGAGGCGTTGACAGCGGTCGAGGGCTTGGGAGCCAACAGGCTTCTGCAAACGTCAGTCACACGCACGAAGTTGAAGGGAACACAAACACTACACAAATCAGGGGCACAGTCCGAAATATTTCGGAGACTTACGCTGGCCTAGGCACGGCTAGTGGCGTGTTTTCAAAAATGTCGAACCAAGATGCGGGACTGACGCCAGGTGACCCCAACACAAGCGCTACCGGTGGTTTTTCACTAAATGCTGACCACTTCCACCAAATTGATATTACGAGTGGAAGTAGAGGCGGTACCGAGTCGCGTCCGCGCAACATCGCCCTGCTTGCCTGCATCAAAACATGACGCAAGGTAAAATCACGTAAGGAGGTGCCTTATGGCTATCAGCCCTGGGACGTACAACGTAAGCATCCAGCGCAGAAGCGACTGGAGCGTGATCTTGCAATTCAAGGACAGCACTAATACGGCTATAAATTTGACTGGTTATACGGTTTATGCGCAGGCGTGGGACAAGGCGCGCTCAACAAAATACGCAGACTTTGGCGTTGCTTATACAGACCGAGCCAACGGCAAGGTCACGATCAGCCTGACTGACGCCCAAACAGCAACCTTCATCGACGAGGTGTATTACGACGTAATGCTGGAGAACGGCAATGGATTGCGGGAGTATTACTTGGAAGGCGTTATGTTTGTGTCACAGGGGTACACGTCGCCATGACAGCAGTCAACGTAACGACTGACGGCAAGACGGTAGTCGTTGAAGACACCACTACAAACACTGTCTCGATCACCACAACTGGTCCTCAGGGTCCTGCTGTAGATGGATTCTTCTTTGATGGAACCGCTAAAGTAGATAACAGCATCGTCTACTACGACTCGTCCGCTGGCGAGTTCAAGGCAGACGACACTTGGACAATCCAAACACTCGTGACCGGGGGCAACTTCTAAGCCATGGCAAACGTCATCCGCATAAAGAAGAGGTCAGCGTCAGGCAGCGCGGGGGCACCTGCGGCGCTCGCTCCATCGGAGCTGGCATTCAACGAAAATAGTGGCGACCTAAAGCTGTATTACGGCTTGGGTGATGATGGCAATGGTGAGGCCACTTCAATCATCACGGTTGGCGGCTCTGGAGCGTTTTTCAGCAAAACCGACGCAAGAGCTGCAAATGGCGTTTTGGCTGGTCCAACGACTGGCTCTGACGCAAACCCGACTTTCAGGGCTTTAGTCGCCGCCGATATTCCTAGTCTTGCCCACACCAAGATCAGTGATTTCGACACTGGTGT